TCTCATCCATCAATTCGATAAAATCTTTTGATTGGAATTTGATTTCTTCACCAGTATCAGTATCAATGTATGTGTACCAAGCGCCAGCTTGTTTAACCAGTTTGTTATCTTTCATAACTCGTAACCAAGAACCATAGTTATCAATACCTCTATCGAAGTAGATTTCAAAATCTGCTGCTCTCAATGGAGGTCCCATTCTGTTCTTAATTACTTGACATCTCACTTTCATACCTACAACCTTATCCAATCCATTTACTTTCATTTTGATTTGCCCCATACCTTTCAATCTCAATCTTACTGAGGAATGGAAAGCAAGTGCTTTACCACCTGAAGTAGTCCAAGGGTCACCAAACATAGCGTTCATTTTTTGTCTAAGTTGATTTGTAAATACTAAGGAGATTTTCTGCCTACCAATCATATTGGTAATCTTTCTCATCGCCTTTGAGATAATAATAGCTTTATCTGTAGCATATCCATCTTTATTGTAATCAGCTGCCAACTCATTCTTAGTTGAAGCTGCTGCTACTGAATCTACTACGATTGTAACTAATTTATCTCTTGAGGTTTGTCTAACCTTTTCGATGATAGTTTCTGTAAAGTCAAAGATTTGTTCTACAGAGTCTGCCGATACATAAAGTAATTTAGAAACGTCTACACCGATTGCTTCTAAAAATTCTCTACTCACCGCAGTTTCGGTATCAATCAATACTGCTACACCACCTTGCTTTTGTGTTTCAGCAAGTAAGTGAGCCGATAGTAATGATTTACCACTCTGCTCCAAACCAGTAACTTCTGTGATTCTACCAACTGGTAATCCACCATACGGGCGATTAGAAATTGCCACATCCAACATAGCACATCCAGTCGAAATCCAACCCTCTACATTTGTAGGAGCTTCATCCGAATCCAAGAAAAATGCTACCTTCTGGTCTTTTGCTGATTTATTCAGTTCGCCAGCTAGGATATCTGCTAAGTCTAAATCTTTCTTTGCCATATATGGGGTTTATTAGTTGTTAAACAAATCATCAAATGCCGCTGCAACATCATCTGTTTTCTTAGTTGCTTTTGGCTTATCATCTTCTACATCAAATGGTAAATCGTTTACCTCTTCTGTAGGTTTTTTAGAAAGTGTTTCTTCTGCTACAGAAGATTCACCCTCATCATTTTTAGATTCTGCAGTTGGATTTAACCATCCTTCTAACACACCTTTTAATTCATCGTAAGATAACTCTGAATATAAATCTGTGATTTCAGTTTGCCCATCTAAAAACTTAGTAACATCATCTGCTTCTTTAGCTAATGGTGTTTGATTTGGTTTAACTCTAATAGTAGTTACAGGATATGAAGTTCCTGCTTCTTCCGCAGATTGGTATTCGATAGTAATATCTCTACCATTCTTTGGGTCTGTAATATCTCCATAATCTGGGTCAGCTATGTAACCTAAGATTTCTTGATATACAGTTTTACCGAATCCCCAAAATTTGATTCCTTCACCTTCTTGTCCTCTTACTAAGATTGGTACGAAAGTTCTTAACTTCGGCTCCATTTGTTTTGCAGCTTTCCAATCTTCCTTATCACCCATTCTCTTTAATCTATCAGCGAACTCAACGATTGGGTCAGGTCTACCAAATGATTGTGGTGAGAGATAAGTTTTGTTATTAATGTTGTAGTGAAAATACAATTCGATGAAAGGATTATCTTTTTCGAATTTGTAGGGAACGATTCTGACTTGATGTTTACCAGGTGTTGGTTTCCATAAATTGTCAGACTTCTTTTGTGTGTTTTGTAGTTTGTTCAGTCTACCTCTGATTGCGTCAATATTAATTGCCATAATTTACTCCTTTAAGTTATTAATGTTTAAATTTTACGGTTGAATGTTAAGTGGCTTTCCTCCACTCGGTGTATATATAAATATAACGTTTTTCTAAAAACGTAACGTTTATTTTGCCCATTTTTTCCTTTGTACAATTTGTGATATTACACCATATACGGACAAATCTTCATAAGTGTCTTGAATGTTTTCACCTACTTCATCGGGCTGTCCTTTTACCACTAATTGTAACAATCTTTGAATCTTGTCATTCTTCCTAAACCAAAGACCTGTAAGTGCTACTTTGATATCATCTTCAGTTTCCAAAGATGTACCAACGGAGATATTACCTGGTCCGTAGTTCCTCTGTTTTTTACAGAAGGTCTCATACATTTCATCTAAAATTGTTCGGAATTCTTTTGTAGTTTGTGGGTATTTCTCTTCGCAATACTCCACAGCAGATTGTTTATTCATATAACTTTTTATAATTTAGTACTAATATACAAAAAAAATTTGATATATCCAAATAAAATTAAGAAAATTTTATTACATCGAATACTCTTGTGTTGATTTTTTTAGTTCCTTCAACATTTGTTACTATAATTGCGTTCTTAAACTTTTCCCAATCAATAGTAAATGATTTATCTAACACACCATTGTTTTCTTCTTTTACCAATTCGTTAAGAGCGTTAATTGTGTACAATGTATTAGATTGTTTTTTTCTATGTACTAATATAGTATCACTTAATGGTTTCTCTGGTTTAAAAGCCGTATCTATATTATAGGTTACAAATAACTCTTCTAAATCAGATTTGTTTTGAAGAACATAAATGTAGTTATAAACTATATGATATGTTTCTCTTATCTGTTGAAGGGTTGTCTGAAGTTTCTCCTTTGTAGTGAAAGTACACAATAATTGGGTTTTCATTAAATCTCTCTAACTTATATTTATTCATCTATAAATATAGAATTTGAAAAGATTAATCAGATTCTACCTCTTCAATATCTTTTTCGAACCTTCGTAAAGATTTTTCATCCCACTCATCAGTATTGAATGTTCCCATCTTCAAAGCGTGTGCCATAAATGGAGTTTGTAACATTTCCATAGTAGGTGAAGCTCCTATACCTCTAGCTCTACCTTGTAATTTAAATAAAGGAAACTTTTTATTTGATTCATGTCTGAATAAGATTTCACCTGATTCGTAATCTATTTCAATCGAATCTGATATAAATTGTTCTAACTCTGAATACTCTTTGTTACCATCTCTTACTTCTTGTATCTGTTCTTGTAACATAGATTGGAAATTAGAACCAAACAAACTTACCAATGTTTGTTCATTCAATACAGCCCCATCTGGCTCTATACCATACATTGTTTGGAATCCATCTACACCACCTTCTTTTACCCTTTGATTTAATCCTAATGTTTCGGATATGTGCATTGATTTAATAATATGTTTATTCATACCATTTTTTGCTTCCATATCACTATTCAATACATCAAATGTTCTTTGTGTTAGTGCACCTTCAGATTCTCTCAGATGGTCATATTCCTCTTTGTGATAAGCTTGTGTTAGTTTAGCTATTACTTTTTGGTCAATCTTACTCATAGTACCATTAACCATTCTTTCATATAATAATTTTGGATTTGCTAATTTTTCAAAATATTTTGGTTGGTCAGCTCCGCCAAATAATTTATTTATATTTTTCTCATCATTTTTTAATCTTTCAAAATCTTCTCTAATAACATCTTCAGTAATAGTACCTCCAACAAATTTAAATCTATCAGTTAAATCATCATTATATGCTTTAATTGACATCGCTTTAGATAATCTTGTATGTGATTCTTCACCCATCTGTTCTTTCAAATTACCTAATAGTATTTTTGATTGCTTAGCCCAACCACCATTATTTAAGAATACATTACCATCTTTTTTTAGAGATAATCCTAAGTTTCTACCATCTTTGGTTCTTACAAACATATCAGATGAAGTTTCCAAGTTAGGGTCTACTCCTATTGCCATTCTACCAGCATCAGTATCCCATGCAACAGTTTCGATATTTTCTGTACCAATCGTTTCTTCAATCTTTTTAATTGATGAGATTGTTGCTCCTACCCATTTTTTACCTTCTTTGGAATTTAATATATGGTCATCTGAATTTACTAATTTGGTAAACTCAGCTTCGATTTCATCTAATGATTTACCTTCTTGTATTAATCTTAACCCTTTATGAACCATAGCTTCACCAGCTCTTGATTCAGGTGTTCCAGCTCCTACATTTTGTTTTTCACCAGCTTTTGTTCTTTTAGCTTGAGCTTTAGCTTCTGTTTTAGTCATCATAAGTGACTTATCAGCTGAGTTGTGGTCTATTTTGGTTTTTTCTTCTTTGGGTAATTTTTCAAACCTTTTTAACTTTTCAGCTCTAGTTTCTTTTGTTTTATCTACTTTTTTTTCTTTTTCTTTATCTTTAGTATAATCGAAATCTTTTGCTGTTAGTTTTGTTGTATCTTTTTCAGGTTCTCCTTTATCATCTTTATCCTCAATTGCTTTATAACTACCTGAATCATCTTTTGTAAATCTCTGAGCATCTGGTTTTGGTTTGTTATCAGGTGTCAAATCATTTTTTTTAACATATGTTCCACCACCTATACCAAAATATTTTTCATCTTCCTTTTCATCTTCTTTTAGTAAGTTTTTGATTAGTTCGAATTTAACATCAGTCAATCCCCACTCAGTAAGTATCTCACTCAATATTGTTATATGTTGAGGTTTACTAAAATCAGGATATCCTTCATCTGAACGATAGGATAGTTCTAAGAGTATCTCTTCAAAAAATTGGTTGTTATCAGCCATATCTATAAATATGATTA